TTTACAATAAATACATTTAACATATCAGGACTAGTAGCACCAGACTTACTAATTGTTACTGCTGCTTCTGGTGTGTTAGCCCAGTCAAAGCCTTTTTGTTTTGCTAATGTTTGGAAAAGCTTTGGACCATCAGACCATCTACCAGATCCTAACATACCATATAGTTTAGCAAGTCTTTTTGATTGGAATTTTTCTAATAAAAGTAGGCTTTGTAATTCCTCTTTTATAATTTTTGTAATTATTTTTGTATTCATTGGTTTACCCTATCTTTTCTAGTTTATGTGTTTGAGTTGCCATCCAATCATTGCCAGATAAACCAGCCATTTTAGACGCTTTCTTTATAGCTTCAACTGTTGATCTTGCTTTAACAGTATACGTTTTCGATTTTCTTAATTTAACGCCTGATAAATTCATATCTGCAAAAGACATTTTCCATGTTGCAAAGCCTTCGTTAACTAAGGATTTCATATTGATACCTTCAGTCTTCTTTGCAGTTGTTCCTAATTTTTTGTGCAAGTACCTATCTGAATCATCACCTTTGTCTCCATCGTTATCAAGATCTTTATCTTCAAGATCGTCAAATTTTGTATCAGCTTCTTTATCGTCAATATGATCTACTGCCTCTGAGATTTCGTAGTATTTGCCTAGTTTATGACCTATGTCTTCAAATACGGATTCTAGTCTTTGTTGCAATTGAGAAATTTCATTTGCAGTCTTTTCGAATATACCTACAGATGAATTAACTTCTTTCATATCTCTTTTTACAGAAATAGCATCGAACCAATCGCCAGCTTCGTTTACAGCTAATTGCGAAGCGTTAGTAGATAACTCCTTTAAAGTATTTACTAATTCTTTTATATCAGATTCTCTGTATACTGCTGAACCGTGAGAGTTGAACTTCTCTACTGAATCTATGATGTTTCTCTTTTGCTCTCTTGTTAGCTTTTGAGCAGAAGCATCTTCATTTTCTTTTATTAACTTTTTTAATTTCATTATTTTCTCCTTCTAGGTAAAGAACATTTGCATGTTAATTCGCAAAGCATTTCGTTTATAATATCGTTAACTTTGTCGTACTTGTTTTGTTTTGTTTTATTTCTATCAATACTTTCATTGACTGGTGCCATAAAAGCTCCGTGCGTTGAGGGGTTACTTACAAAATCCCAACAAACTAATTCAAAGTCGCTTTGAACTTCTACGGTGCCATCTTCATTCATTTGCTTAACTGAGCCCATACCTCTAGAAGAGATACCCAGTTTTATATTAGCTTTTAACAATTCTTTTAAGATGTTACCAGATGGAGTACCTAATACTTCAACTTCTCCCATTAGATCGTCGCCTTTCCACCAAATCTTATTTATATTATGAGATGCATTTTGTAAATTTACTACTGAAGAATCTGGGTGATCTAGTTCGCCTAAAGCTCTTCTCTCCTTGATCTCTGTTTTAGCATATCTATTAGCTTCTCTCATAAGAATTGGTTTTGGATATACTCTACCATTTTGATTTTTAGCGCCAGCTCTTTGTAAGATGCCATTAACTATTACTCTACCATTATTCTTTTCCTCAGACTCTCGTATTAACTTTGGACTGATTTGGAATGGTATAGTGTCTATTAAGATATTTTTCATGGTTTGCTCCAAACTGTTCTCTTTCTATATAAATCAAAAAACAATTCAGCTATTTCTGAACGTATAATTCTTCTGATCCTTGCTAGGTCTTCCGATTCTAGCTTTTCCTTTAATATAGTTTTTTTCTTTTTCATTAAAATTTTCTTAGTCTTTCAGATAATCTATTCATCTTTTCAGATATCTTTTGCAAATTTGCTCTAGTAGATTTCCAATACCTATTTGAATCAACACCAGTTTCAGTTTTAAGCTTTATATTTTGATTCACAAAACCTTCTATCTTATATAATCTACTATTGATTTCTCTAATTGCTCTGTTTACCTTTTGCTTTGAAGTTGCAGATTCATCTTTCTTATAGTCTTTATAGGATATTTCAGATAACAGAGTTTCTTTTGCCATCCTCATAAATTTAGATTCGGTTTTTACTTTCTTATACCCAGAAGTTTCAGCTACGTCGTTTTCATCTTCTTTTGCATCTTTACTGAATGCATTGGGAGTATTGTATTCCTCACTACCTTGACCACCAGTAGTTGATACTTCTTCCAAGTCTTTTTCTAATTCTTCATCGAATTTACCTAACGTTTTACTTAATGACATTTTTTAACTCCTTTATCAAATCGTATGAACGAAGTAAAGAAACTAAGTGCACGTCCTTTAACTTTTTTTCAGTTTGTATCTTTAACAGCTGAGTTTTAACTTCTTCCAGCTTAATCTTTACGATTTTATCAGATACCTTATTTACTAATTTAGACATTGCACTAGTTATAGTGTTAACTTCGTTCTTTGTATATATCTTTAACTTGTCAGTATTTGAAACGTTATTTATATACTCCTTCAATAGATTTCTTTGTTTAACACCAAGCTTACCGTATTTAGTATTAAACTTTTCAAGCAGTATTTTATAAGATAATAATCTTAAGTCTGTATCTTTTGCATATTCTTTTAATACAGCATCTTCAGTTTCAACTTTTTGTAGTTTTTTACTTACTATTCTTTCTACTATAGTATACCTAGATCTAACTTTATCAGCTGGGTTTGTGTAATCTCTATCTAAGGTTTTTGCAATAGAAGCATTCATCTTATAATTTGATATTTTAGTCTTAAAAAAAGATTCCAAATTGTATTGGTTCTTAATTTCTTTTATTAGATTATACTTTTCAGTTCTAAGAGCCGCCCGGTTTATTTTTTTAGATTCTTTTATTACTACATCTATAAATCTATTAGCCTTATCTTCAGAATTAAACTTTTGATTTTGCAAAGTATGATATAATTGGATTTCTTTTCTAATGTTTGTTCTTTTATTAAAGAAGGTTTCGATTAGCTTAATAGCAGGAGAATTCTTAACACCGTTCAAAGTGTCATTGGTTATTTGTCTAACCAATAGTTCAAATAATACGCCTGTATTTTTGTATTTAGAATGCTTATGTTTTGTATTTTTCATATGTCTTTGCCTAGTTTCTTATAAATATCATCTTTATATTAAATGTGGTCATCTAATAGGTTGTTTTCATTAAGTATTGATATCTTTTTACTATTACTTACCAACTTTTTTGCCATAGCAATGTTGGACTCTCTCGTTAAAGGGTTAGTTCTTGGTTTTCTTATAGAGTTAGAAAGTTTACCTTCTCTATTTCTAATCTCAGTACCCAAAGGATCTCTGCCTCTTGCTGAAGCTTGTTGTCCTGATTTTGGCCCTTCATCTGGTCTACCTACTTTACCATTATTTTCAAATGCTGAAGGAGCTTCAATATCATCTTTTTCAGGATCTACTACTGCTAATGTGTGAGGTGTTCCAAATGCTTCTTTAGATACTTCAGGATCATTACCTTCTTGTTCTAATTGCATTTTTCTAAATCTTTCTTTAGCATCTGCTCTTACTTTAATTTTTTCTGCTTCTATATCATCGTCTGATAATTCGAATACGTTTTTATATACCCAATCTTCAGAAAGTATTTGCGTATCTTTAATTTCCCTAGCTAATTGTATTTTACTATTCCAAAGCTCAACTTGTTCTTGTTGGTAAATAGTTGAAGGGTTTGTTAATTGTAAATCGAACTCTGCTAAATCTTCATTATTGTAGCCTTGAGAATATAAATGTACAATTGCAATTTTAGTTAATTCAGAAACTAGTATTCTTTGTACTCTTTCTATTGTTCTTGCAAACCTAACGTCTTGTGCTGCTAGTGTTGCTTTACCTTCTACACCTTCTTCATAACCAATAAAAGCTTTTGGTATTTTTAATGCAGCAAACATTCTTTCTTTTAAATAGTTTACATCATCAATACCTGTCCATTCCATTCCCCCAAGCGTATCTATCTCTGTACCAGATTGTCCACCTCTTACTGGTAAATAGAAATCTTCCATCATATTGTTCATGTTGTATTTTAAATTATATTGACCAGTTGTTTGATCCATATACGGTTGCTTCTTAGATTTGTTTATAACTCTTTGCATATAAGTATCTACTTCAGCAGGTGGTATATTTCCAATATCCACTTTGAATACTCGTTTCTCTGGTGCACGCATAATTCTGTGTATCATCATTGCATCTTCCATTAGAGTTAACTGTTTCCAAGTCTTTCTTGCTGCTTCCACCATAGACTTACCGTATGGTAAGAAGTTTGTATCAGACAATAATCTAAAGTGTGCTATTTCGTAATTGTCATATTCGATTTTAGCACTAGATTTATTATAACCAGTATTACCTGCCATAGAAGGATCTTGTATAAATTGTACAAGATCTGGGTTTTCTGGATCAAAACCTTCTGCCCTATACATTTCATAAGAAGATATAGGAGTTACTCCAATAATACCAAGTTTTTCAGCTATATCCAATTTTAAATAGAAGTCTCCATACTTGCACATGTTACGAACCCATGGCCATAAATTAAATTCTATATTTATAACGTCATAGAATAAATTATGAAGTATGCTTTTTATTTCTTCATTTTTACTATTGATAGTTAATACATCGCCATATTCATCTTTTAGAGTTGACTCATCAGCATATATATCTAATGCTGCTGAAATGATGGAATCTTCGTCCATAACTTCATAGTCTCCATAAAGTTGTAATTTAAGCGTGTGAAAGTTTGGATCGTTTGCTGGGTTGATTGCTCCCATAGTAGAATGCAATTTGCTGAATCTATCTATTAGGCGGTTAGTGCTTAATTTTTCTTTGGCTTGTGTTTTATTAACATCAATAACCTTTAACTTTTTATCACCAATTTTCCTTACAATGGTGTTAGTAGAAAATAACCCTTTTAGTCTATTGAAAAATGTATTGTTTTCCATTTTATTATGTATCCCTTTACTCTAAAAGCCAAGTTATATCCTCATCTTCTCGACCAGTTTTCATTGTCCAGTCAGAACGTTGAGGAGTATTATTATATATTCCACTAGACTTACTAAAATTATCTAGTGCCAATCTGTTTAACTCAATACCTTCATTCCTTAGTTTCAATGCATGATCCCTAACGAATAAAGCAATTGCAAAAGCCATTACAAGGTCATCATTATAACCTCTTTGTGCTTCTGGTCTATTGCCATTCCAGATGAAAACTAATAGTTCATCTATCAATCTTTTAGACTTTACTACACAAGACTTCTCTCTAAAATAAATATCAAGTTTTGATACCAAAAGAGGTCTTGTTCTTGATGATGTTGTAAAACCAGGCGTCATCTGTGATCTATCTTTTAGATCATAACCCTTGTTTAATTGTACTGAAGCATCAGTAACTCCATCATGTTTGTATGTATAATATAAATTTCTATATCCTCTGTCAATTGCAGGCTGTAATGCTGCCCATCCAACATTTGCATTTTCTACAACTAATAAAGCTTCATTGTATTCTGTTGCTATGTTAACTAACATGTTACCAAATTCTTTGGTTCCAATTTGAGCTCTGTATTCTGCAACTTGTGTTACAGTTTCTACATCCATAACGTGAAAAGTTGAATAGTCACTACCATCTCCACGGGCTACATCGGCTACTACCATATAGTCTCTTGAGTAGTCAGGATATTCCCATACCCACAATTCAGAATTTACGCCCCGTTGTTCCAATGGATCTTTGCACATACTCTCTTTATACCATTGTAGCAATTCACCAGATACAACAGATTTACCAGAAGATAAGAAATCGCAATCACATTCTTGTGCTGCCATCTTTGGACCCAACAATTCATTTTGATCCAATCTCCATGCATCATTTCTTTCAGGGTGAACTGTCCAGTGCAATCTTATAGTATTAAATTTATTTTCATTAGACTCAGCTTTGACCCATTGTTTATGAAACCAATTACCCATACCATTAGGAGTAGATAATGCTATACATTTACCACCAGTTGCTAATGTTTGTTGGGAAGAAGCCCAGATTTCATCTATCTTATCAATAAAGGCAGCTTCATCCATTACCAGTAATGATAGTGCTTCGGATCTACCAGCATCTCCTGCAGCTGATACCGCTTTGATCTGTGAACCGTTAGTTAGTCTTAATGATAATTTATTATCTTCCATTACCGTACTTTTTAACCATGAAGGTAAGTATTGATGCATTACTCTTACCTTAGTTACCAAGTTCTTTGCAACATCTTGCTTTGTTGCAATTACTAATACGTTAAAGTCTTCATTGAATATCATATTCCAAAGTGCATAACCTGCAGTCAATGTAGAAATCCCCAATTGTCTAGACTTTAGTA